AGACCTGCAGGGGATTTTTTATTCTCACAGAGCGACGATGACCTTGCCGCTCTCGATCTCAGCAGCGAGATTTTCCTCGAGGAACGTCTTGATGGTGTTGCGGGCGGTCAGACGCCACATACCGCCATCCGCCTCGATGAACGAAATGCCGCGGTCGCTGATACGGATGAGGAAGGTGCTCTCCGGCTGCTCGACCTCCTGGAAGGTGCGGTAGGGGCGGAGCTTGACGATGGGGCGGATCTGTTCATTGGTCTGGAGCGCGACGCCCTTCTGCGTGGTTACGGTGGTGGCGACGCCGTTGTCGTTGTAGATGACCTTGGCGCCGAGGGAGATATCATTGACGAGCTTCATCGCATAGAGCGAATCCGGCGTCTCCTGGAAGCGGGTACGCAGCGCGATCTGCGCTTCCTCAAAGCCAAGCGTGACCTTTGCGTCCCAACCGGGAACATCGGTTGCGTCGGCCGAATAGAAGACAGTGCGGTGGCAGCGCTGCTCGTAGTCGGGCTGGGAGAAGCAGATCACATTGGTGGGCGAAGGGATATTGACGAAGAGCGCGGGGGTGTTGGCATCCGCCAGATGGATGGCCTCGGTGCGGATCATCTTCACGATGGAATCGAGGCTGTGCAGGGGAACGGTGTCCGGCGCAATGGGAGTCTCAATGACCTCCTGTGCACCCTTCGGGGTGATGATATATGCGCGAGCGCCGAGGTTCTGAGTCTCAGGGCGCATATTCTCGAGCACATACTGAATGGCTTCTTTGAGCATGGGGATGTACTTCCTTTCTTAAAAACTAAGCGGTGTGAATGAGCTTGAGCATGGGCGGAGCTTCCTGCTCACCGGCATCAACTGCCAGCTGCCCGGGGATCTGCGGGACCATCTCAACGATGGATTCCTCATCGGCGACATAGAGAGACGTGGTGACGGGATTGGTCGCGGCCAGAGTAGACTTGGCCACGCAGCTCACAGCGATGTTCTGGCGCGTATCATCCGATTTAAGCGTAAGCGTAATGGTGATTTTGCGTGCCGCAGTCGCCGAAGTATTGGGATCAAGAATGTTTTCGACTACTCTGGTCATCTCATAGTCCGCACGTTCCTTGATGGCACCGCGAGCCATATCGATGATCGATCTTTTGTTGAGGTTTTCCATGTGCTTTTCCTCCTTTCTTGCGTAATAAGGACGCCTGCCCTCTGCCGGACGCCGCAGCCGGGAGGGTAATCCGCTGCGGTACCGGCGTTAGAAAGGAGACTAACTGAGCGTGCCGGGAACACGCCCGACAGAGGGCAGGGTCTTTTTATGCACCGAGAATGTTGCGTTGCAGGGGATCGTGCGGCCGCATAGAGTGCAGCAGTTCCTTGACGCCCTGAGCACCTTTCAGATCAGCAATGAGGGAATAGGTATTTCCGTGCCGGCGGGCAAATACAGCGCCGCAGAGAGGGCAGACATGAGCATTTGTCCCGTTGATCTCAATTGCCATCATGGCACTATCACAGAATGCACAACGGATCATAGGGCATCTCCCCCTCCCTTTGCGAATCTGCCGAGGGCGCTCATGTCAACGGTGATACCGTTCTCTTTCGCCATCAGATCCTCAATAGCCGGGCCCGCGGCGGAACAGACCGCGCACAGCACAGGAAGCGGGGTCTTGGTCGCTTTGGCAACATTGATGCTGAGCATGGTCCAAAGCATTCTTATGTCGTCTTTGTGCCCGGTCAGCAGTACACTGAGGCGGCCATTTGCATCGCGCTCGATTGAAACTTTGCAATCCTTATTCATTGCCGCCTCCTTCCTGGACAAGAAAGACATAGGCCGTCCGGACGCCGTACTCGCGCGCGGTCTGATGATCCGCGAAGAACACGTCCAGGCGCTGGGCTTTGATGGCGCCGCCGCAGTCCTCGGCGACGTACCGGGCACGGCTGCCATCAGGATAAATGACCTCGATGGTCGTGCCGTAGGGAATGACGTTCGGATCGACCGCAACGGTGCGGCCTTCGGTGGCCACCGTGCCGGTAGCCGTGATGCCGTCGTTCTTTCCGCAGCAGCGGGAGCACGGGCAATAGGCCGTCAGCTCAAACAGCCCGAGCGGCTCGTCGGTGAGATACGCACAGCCGGAAGCGGGCACATCCTCACCGGGCAGCTTGTCCTCTGCGGCCTGCGGCGCGGCGGGCGGTGTATCCGGCATGACCGGCTCATCCAACGCGGCCACGGTGGTCAGCAGCAGAATGACAATGACCATGCCGATGGTGGCGCAAATGGTGTCACGGGTATTTCGGCTCATGCGGTAGCACCTCGCTTTCGGTTTGGATCTGGGAAATATAGATGAAGCTCATCCGGCTTAGCCCGGCAAACTTCTAATGTCCGATACATTTCGCGGATATCCCATGCTATTTTGCCGGACATCCGCAGGCTTATGGCCGTCGGCGACAGGCCCAGCGCATAAGCCAGGTCGCTCTGCGACAGGCCAAGCTCGCGTAGTCTGGAAGCCAAGCGGCCGTAAAGAGGAATTCTCATAGCTACGGCTCCTTCTTCTCCGGTGCCGCAGCGTCAATGGCTCGCCTTACGATCTCCAGAACAATGCGGCATTCTTCATAGCTGATTGCGGTATCGGCTTTTGTGAGGATATCGAAGATCCTTGAAGCCGCTTTCATCAGATTCGCCATACGAACGGGGCGTATGTAGTAGCCGCGCTCGGCCACAACTTTTTCCTGCTCAGCGAGCAGTTTTTCGGTAGGTGTCATAGTGATCTCCTTTCGTGGTTGTTAGGGGATATTGTCCCTCCTGCGTCGTCGTGGTAGAATGGCGGCAGGAAGGAGGTGATATGATGAAGTTGACATTTGATTGCCGGTGCGGTGCAAAATTCGATATTTTCAACAAGTTCAAGCCTTGCGACACTATCAATTGTCCCAATTGTGGCCGTCCGCTGCCCGGCGAGTCTTCAAAATACGCACAGGAAATGCTCAGGGCGTATAACCATCTGCAAAAGGAATTTGAAACCGCAGAATTGTTCAGCTTTACTGTCGGCCAGTAAAATCCAATGGGATCTCGTTCCCGATTCGTTCTGCCGCGCATCGGAGTGCTGTAACCACTTCGATGCGTGTCACTTTTTCAGGCTCACCGTCGATATTGAAATCCTTCAGCATCTTGGTTAAGCCGGAAAAAATGTAACAATTCAAGTACTTTTGCTTATCCATTTGATTTCCCCTCCTTTCGCAAATCTTGCATTATATGCAAGATTTAGACTAAAAAAATAGTTGCCCTGTCTTCCTTGGAAAGGTGCAACGCATTGCTCAACTCATTGGCTTCGAGCACCGTAAAGTTACTCTTCCCGTTCATTTTCGCAGAAAATGAAGTAACAGAGCAACCGATAACCCTGGCGCCGTCGACGTAAGTCTTTCCTTTTTCAACCATGATACCCTTGAGCTTGTTTAGGTCAGGCATTTATAAAACCTCCTTTTTAACTTGCGTGTTATGCAAGTTTTGTGTTGTGATAATAACTTAATCGGCAGGACTTGTCAATACCTTTGTGCAAGTTTTTTGTTTTTTTCATAAAATAATCTTGCATTACAGTATAGTTTGCTGTAATATTGGAGCAAGCTAAATATGAGGTGACGAACATGGGAAACGATTTCAAAAAAGCGGTCGGCAAGAGATTGTATTCAGCACGAAAGGCCAAGGGTTACTCCAGAGCAAAGGTTGGCGAGCTCGTCGGTCTGCATGAAACTACTGTTAAGAGATATGAAGATGGCGATATAAAGTCCTTAGACATTGAGCGCCTTAAAGACTTTGCTCGTGTTCTTGGAACTCCCGCTGCGGATTTATTGGGTTGGGTAGCCGACTCGGACGAACACCTCGAATTGATGCTTCAACTCTCAGAAGATTCTGCAAGCGGCCGCACGGCGGCGGTGGAAGAGTTGCGCCGAATCTATGGTACTGAACACGGCATCCACGCCACCTATACCTGCGACGATAAAGCTAAGCTCTGCATACTGTACTACAAGGCTCTGGAGCGAAGAGTCGCCCTCTCTCTGACCGACATCATCGGCACCATCGACCAGCTTGACGGCCATCAGGCCGAAAAGGCCATGCTTCTCCTACACGCTTACTTGAAGGCGGGGCAGCCGATCCGAAACATCGTGGACACCGCGCTGGAGCCTTATGTGGAAGATTTGGACGAGCTCCTGTGCGGCGGCTCTCAGACCGGGTGATCGAGGTTGATTTTCGGAAATAAAAAACGCCGCCCCCGGTGCTACCAACACCGAGGACGGCAGTGCGCAAACATATCCCCTAACAACCACGAAAGAAGAAATAGCCGCAATCATAAAAGATACAGGCCTATCCGCGCCCTTTCATTTTACCACGAGAGAGCGCGGTTGGCAAGATGAAAGGAGTTTTTTATGGCAGAAAGAAAAAGCGAGGCGGCGTGGATCGAAAGCCGCAGCCGCTGGCAGATCAACGTGCAGGCCGAGGGTGTGCGCAAAACCTTTACCAGCTCCATGCCGGGGCGGCGCGGGAAGGCAGATGCCGAGCGAAAGGCGGAAAGATGGCTGGACGATCACACATCTGCGGAGCGAACGCGCGTCGATGCTCTCCTGACACAGTATGTTGATTATCTGAAAGAGACCAAAAGCAAGACGCACTCCTCCCAGTACGAGGGATTCGTGCGTCTCTACATTCGCCCTGTCATCGGTATGATCCGCATGAACAAACTCACAGAGGGCGACCTTCAAGCCGTGATCGACATGGCCTATTCCCAAAATCATCTTTCCGATAAGACCCTCCGTGATGTGCGCGGCTGCCTGACGAATTGGTTAAAGTGGTGCCGAATGCGGAAGAAGACCACGATGCACCCGGAGGGCATCACCATTCCGGCCGGAGCCAAAAAGCCGGAAAAGAAGATTGTGCAGCCGGAAGATCTGAAAAAGCTATTTTTCTCGAACATGACGGTCTGGCGGAACAAGCCGGACGAGGACTGGTATATCCACGCCTACCGCTTCGCTGTCCTTACCGGTCTTCGCCCAGGGGAGCTTCGCGGCCTCGAGGATCGAACTGACATCACCGATCTGAAGGTGGTGATCCGCCGCTCTGTCAATGTCCACAACGAGGTCACCCAGGGGAAGAACAATAACGCTCGCCGCACATTTGCTCTGGAGGAATACGCGCTGGGGGAGATCAAAGCGCAGCGTGCTATGCTGCACGCCGTAGGGATCGTGTCGCCATACCTTTTCCCTGAACCGGACGGTGGGCAGCTGAACTATAAGAATTTCTATCGTGCGTGGAAGCGATACTGCGGGGCGAACAATATCCCTCCAACGTCACTCTACGAGCTGCGGCATACCTACGTCTCGATCAATAAAGAAATGCCCATCGGTCTGAAGAAAATGGTGGTCGGCCACAGCAGGGACATGGACACGGAAGGCGTGTACGGTCATCAGCTTGCCGGCGATATGGAAAAGGCTGCGAGCTATACGCACGCCGCCTTTGAGAGCATCATCAAGAAGCAGGCATAGCCGATTTTTTTCTCTCAAATAAATTTCAAGTGTGTACTTTTATGTGTACTTGAAAAAATAAAAAGCCTTGAAACCGTTGAGTTTCAAGGCTTTTCGTTGGTGCGGACTACTGGACTCGAACCAG